GTTCTTGCGTCCCGGTCCTTTAACCGGCTCAATGATCGGTTCTTGCGTGTCAGCCATTAGTGAACTCCCGGTGCGATCAACACCAAATCTTTGAGGTTCCAGTAGCGGGTTCCTCCCATAGGACGATCCAGATATACGCCTTTCAAGCCCTTCAAAAAACGCTCGATCACCGCCAATTCTCCCATACGCTGCTTGGGCACGCTGTCCTTGAGTCGGACGGTTGCCCCTTCGCAAAAACGTGTGGGCTTGATCTCGGTGACATATCCCTTGCTTTTGACCTCACGTGCCTGTTGCTCGTCATCCACCAGAACGACGGGACGGACGCGAGCAAGCCGATGGGCCGTATCTTCACCAAGCCGATCGTAGCGCACGATCTCGCGGCCAAGTTCAGCCTTGTTGATTGCGATCTTCGCGGTTCTCAAAGACGCGTAAGTTCGAGGATAGTTGTTACTCATTCAGTTACCGCTTGATACGCTTCCACCGCGACAACAAGCGGCCAAGCCATTCGGCGCACTGGAAGCGAATTTCGAGGTTGACGCGCTCGGTTAGTTCCCGAGCGCGCTCTTCGAGAGACCGGCTCATGCGGCTTCCTCATACCAGCGACAAGCCTCGCTGACGCTGGAGAGTCCGCATCACCTTGATCTGCTCGTCTTCTTCGGTCAGGTAACCCCAGCCCTCACGAAAAGCCGCGATGTCACAAACGATGATATTGACCAGAGCCGGAAAGCCTTGCACTGCCCGTGTGAGCTTGGACCAATGATGCGGGTTTACGTCACCCAGCCGAGGACTGATCCAGCGCTTACCGTCGCGCGGTCCTTGCCAAGTATCGACGTAGACTCCCTTCTGGCACGTGTCACCGTCGAACTCGATGGTGATGTAAGCACCGCCCGGTGCCTCGATACGGACGTAAACCTCGCGACTTTTGGGATTACCAGAGCCGTCGCGAAAGCGGGTCAGCGCCCGGTCTTCGATGGCGACGATAGCCCCTGCATCGAACGCCGCCACCGCCAGATGGTTGGCCATCTTGAGGCGGTCAGCCTTGCGGGTCTCGGACCATTGTGAGATGTCAGCCATCAGCTATTCCTGCGCGGTATAGAGGTTGTTAATCAGCCCTTCGAGATCGAGATCGTCGAACCCGCTCACAGCTTCTTCAAGCGCATCGACCGCAGCCTCAGCAAGGTTGCCCTTGTCACCGCCTTGCAAGCTCTCCGGCATGTTGTCGAAGTATTCCTGCTCTTCATCGCGGACTTCCTCGATCGCCCCACGGAGTTCATCCACGAGAGGGGAAAGCTCCTGTTCAATCCGGGCGATGATCCCATCGATCTGCTTGCGGCGTTCTTTGTTCATCTGTCTATCTCCTGTTTCGTTTCGGTGATTCAGGGATAGGACAATTTATCCGGTATGTCAAGCGTTATCGGGAAGCTGAAACAGTCCGTGGGGGGATTTCTTGTCAAGGTCGATCATACGAACTGACTTGACGCACTTGTTACCTACCCAGACATCAATGATGATTCCCTCCTGTGTCATAGGATCGGCCCAATGTGCGGTCACCACAAGGCTGGCGGCGATCGCTTCATTCATCGCTGACGTGATCTCGGTCTTGTGCTCTTCCATGGCGCGTTGGAGGCGGGTCTTCTTTGGTTTCTTAACCGGTTTGGTTTCGAAGCCTGTGTTGTCGAAAACTTCTGCACCGGGCATATTTTTCTTGGCGCTTTGGATCGCGGCCAAAGCCGCTTGCTTAGAGGAGTAGCCCTCGGTCGCGAACATCACTTCGGAATTGTATTTGAACCGGACGCGATACTCGCCCGCCTTGTCCTTGTAGAGTTCCCATTTGTGTGGCACTAAAATACCTCCTTGACCGGGACAACCGTGCAAGTCCGCCAATGATTAGACAGGCGCTCAGCGGCGGCTTCGGCCGCCTCGCGTGATTTGAACATCTTGCCGCACATAATCGAAGGAGCCATATTGGGGCGGCTTTCGCGGATAAGATATGCAAGGGTTCTCATTACCAATCCTCGATTGTTGCGGACTCTCCGTCGTGAAGGAATTTCTCGACGTTGCAGCGGTAGATGTATTGACCGACCTTATCATTATGTCCGCGAAGGTAGCTATCAGGCGGGAAGCTGTGCTTCATGCAAACTCTCCATTGGTTCTTTCGCTGAGAAAATGGCCACGACAAATGACGAACATCTGACGATGGACTTCCTCCAGCCGATCACGTAGTTCCTCGGTTTCACAGCGGATCAGCGCCTCGCTGTAGTCGTAATAAGGATGCTCTGACGGTGCCCGCATATACGGTGCTGTGTGCGGAGCCGGGTCGCTCCGTTTCGCGCCAACAATGACGTAAGAGCCATAAGGCACCACACCGGCTTTCGTGCAAAGCAGCAGCTTCCCAGCGGTGTAGGGTGTGGAAGGCCACCCTTGGCTTAGGCGGCTCCAGCTTCCGGGCTCGTTGTATGTGCTGGCGTATGCGGGAGCGGTCAGTGGCATGTTATCTTCCTATTTCTTCCAATAGCGGAAAGCCATTGATAGCCAGAAAATGCATATGGAGCGAGGTATCGAGATGGGCGTCTATGTATTCGTCATTACCCAGTGTCACGTTATGGTGACGGGCCTCCTCGTAGTCGATGATCGCCATCTCCAGCTTCTCGATATGGGCAAAGGCCTGCACAATTGTGTAACCATCATGTTTGCCCTCGGCGATTTCGTCACAGATGTGCGGCGTCCACTTGGCCTGACGACAGCACTCAGCGGCCCGGTGCCGGGCGCTCGGTGTGATGTCGCCCGGCATGGTGATGTTGGCGTTGGTAGTGGGCAAGTGATGGACGTTATCAGCCATGGGCGGACTCCCGCATCTGGACGCGCTCGATGGGATCGACAGCCTTACGGGCGGCCAGAGCCCACAGGTGGTTGGATTGTTGCAGGTTGTTCATCTCGATCTCCCGTTCGTGAGAGTGCCAGATTTCGTAGCCGATCAGGATGATGGACACCACGGCTGGTGCAATCTGGTCCCATATCGTAGGCTCGATGAGATTGAGCGTAGCCAGAATAATACCAACCGAGGCGGTAAATTGACGCAAAGAGGTTGCGACCCATTGAGGGTTGTCGAACATGAAAAGTGATCCTAATTGGTTGTTGGTGTTTTTTATGTTTGCGTCATCTGCCGTTGGCGGAGACGAACGCTTTCGAGCGCGGCCATGCGCGCCGCCGAACTCTGGGCGTAACGCTGATATTTCATCCGGTCTTCGGAGTCGATTGACTCACGCTTCTTGTCCAGAAAGTTCGCGTAAAGCAACTGCTCGACATGCATGGCCTGTGCCAGCAGTGTGGCCGTCGTCGGCTCTGCCTGTTCCGGCTCACCGGCTGCGATCTCGGTAATCCGACGATCGAGATCACCACCCAGCTTGCTCAAGATATGAACGGCTGGGTCCGTCTGAAAGACGCGGGTGGTATGATAGGCGTTGAGGATCGTGTTGATGAGCGCCAGCTTGGCCTCGCGATTACCCTGCGGCTGTTTCATTGTCGTTCTCCATCGTGACGGTGCAGAGAAGGTCGTCGCCTTCTTGCGTCTGGACAGGTTGGTTGTGATGGAAGGTGGTGACCACCAAGACGCCATCAACCTGTTCGACGATGAAGCCAGTAGCCTTAATCGCAAGGTCCGCACCTTCGGTTGCAGCCGACCCACATCGCACGATCAGCAGTGCCGGTTCTTCGGCGGACACTTGCTCGGGCTTTTGCTCGGCTGTCGTCTCGTTGGGTGGTGAGGTCAACAGGAACGCAGCGTAAGCCAGCGCAAAAGCGATGACAATAAGCAGAAGAATGATTTCGCGCTTGGTCGGTGACTGGGTGAGACTTTCGTCAGACATATTCACCACCCCGCGCACCCATTGCGGCTCCAATCTTGGAAAGTTCAGTCATTGCGTCCTCCGGTGATGTAGCGATTCTTCGTTTCGATGATTCGATTACCTACTTTGTTCGTTAGTAGAACCACTCGCAATGTCAAGCGCTTTGGTAAAGATAAAAGCAACCGGGTTACGTCCCACAGCACGATCGCGACGGGCCAACAAAAGAGCATCATCTAGTCCGTGTCTCGCTTAATCAACATTCCATCAAGGAGCACATCTTCAAACTTCAAAGGGCGGAAGCCCAAGAAGGGAGAACCGATCACGTTGCGGAACGTCAGGGAAAGCAGCGCGCCGCTGAAATAGATTCCAAAAGCCATGACCGTCTGGGTGATAACTACCAAAATGCCTTCCATTCAGTCCTCCATCTTGATACGAACCCGAGCATTAGCCGAAAGACCAGCCGGGTTCCGCTCCTCGTGGTAGCACGGGTAATAGTCATCGACGTTCGACGTGCCGATCTCGAAGATCACTTGTCCCGTGATGCGGCTGGTAACACGCAGGATGTCCCAGTAGTTGTCGTCGATGTGAGCGACAAGCACCGGTTCTTTAATGTATTGTGTGGTGTAACCACTTCCAAATGCATAGGCGTCACCTTGTCCCGTCAACAACGGCCCGGCCGTGGACCGATACCCATCATCCGGGTCTTCAAAGCAAAAGAACATCGTGTCACCCAGCATGAATGCAACGCCGTTCGCATCATTGTCAAACGGATGGCGCGGGCTCAGAGGCACGATGGTGAACTCAGCTTCTCCAATCAGATCAGCGAAGCCAATGACCTTGGACTTGTTCATGATTCGTCTTCCTCCAAAAGTTCGAAACGAGATTCCATGTAAATGCCGCTCCTGTCTTGTAAGATAACCGCTTTTTCTGCGATATTGATCTCAGGCTCCTCGCCCGTCAGAGCGAGGTAGGTCCCATATGCCGAACAATATAGACCTCCCCTTCCACCAAGGGGACATTCTCTTCGGCTGGATGAATGCAGCGAACGCGATCGCCAGCTTTCACAACTCATCTCCTTGCTTATCAGCGGAGCCACGAATTGATTCGATGTGGGCATCCGCATCCTCGATGGATGTGCTGTTGACCGAAGCAGCTTCGAAGTCAAGCAAAACTTGCGCCCGTCCTTCACCATCAAGATTGTGGGCTTCCGGGCCCCAATCGTGGTGGATACGCTGAACGCTCTTCCCCTGCCATTGCCGCCAGACCTGTAAGGCCTTGGGACCCAGCAGCGAGACAAGGGCATGAATCATGTATAGGCGATCGGTTGACTCACGACGAAACAGTCGGATCGCATCGTTGCGGTCAGCAATCATCTGTTGCTGTTCAGCGACGAGTTTTTCGAGATAGTCAATGATCTTCTCAGGATCGTAGTCGCTCATGAGTAAAGGTCTCCATTTCCACAATATGTGATTTCCAGTTCGATCGCTTTCTTTTCCGCTTCCCATGGAGTCTTGAAACGAGCAATCACTTCGGTCAGGCCAGAGCCGCGATATTCTTCATTTTCCATCGCCCTCAGCTTTCGATTGAAATCCATCGCTTCGGCGGCTTCCGGGTTGGGAGGCTGATACACCGAACCATCAGCGTTCTTTGATGCCGTGGCATACTTATGGGGGCGGAACGATTGGTAGTAGGGTTTGCGAAACCCATGCTTGTTGATCACAAGGTAGAAAGGCTTGTGGACGCTCTCCGAGGGATCGAAACAAATCTCGACATCGGTCAGGCGTTGGATAACCACGTCGCCCGAGCGCCATGTGATGGCACCATCTTCTTCGTAGGCTTCCCGGTAAAGCGCCTGTGCATGTTCGTCTGCTTCGATCCAGTTCGTGAAGACCTTGATGTGCCCATCACAATCCCGGACCGGCACTTGCCATAAAAGCACAGCGCACTCGCCCTTGCGATGCTTAAACTGAGCGACGGTGGGCTCCTTGCCTCCGGTGTGCTTGCGACCAGCCGACTTACGCTCACCCGGCATCGCCGTGCATTCCCACACCTGTGCCGCTGGGTTGGCGATTTTGCAGGTAAAGTAGGACGACGCAAAGCTTGGCAGCGCGCCTTTTTTAGGTTTTGGTGTAGTAGCTTCGTTCGGCTTTGCGGTATGCGCGTTTTTCTTGGGCACAGCAACCGGGTGTGGTGCCGGTTTGCCGTGCCCTTCAAACAACACCTTGTCGTTTGTGCTCTCGACGATGGCGGCCTTGGTGAAGGTCTTCGCGACCTCGATCGCGTTCACCAACGTATCGACATGCCGATTGCGCTTGGAGTCAGTCGCCTTGTGATGCGTGACTACAAAACGAAGCGGATGGCGATCGTTCTTGTGGGCGTTGCGGACAAAATGCACACCATCGTCGAAGAGCGGTTGGGCAGCCATGATCAGGAAATGAAAACCAGCGTGATGATGAAAGTCACGATGAAGATCAACACGCAATCAGGCCACGAATACTCGCGAATCTTTTCAAGGGCGTCGATAAAACGGTTCATGATTCACTCCTATTGATTGTTGGTGGTTCACGAGATCGTCTCTTCTCCGGCGATCCGGGCGGTGACTTCGAGCGCAGTGATGTCTTCCAACTCCGCCTGTAGTGCGACGATCGCACCGGACAAGAGTATGTAGCGCTTAGCCTGCCAGAAGGACAGCTTCTTGCGGGCTTCGTCGAACTGCCCGATGCGCTTTTTGAGGCGGCTGCGAATGATCGAAATCGGGATCATGACCGGCTGGTCATCATCATTGGCGACGTTCATGACAAAAGCTCCTTGGTGGCTTGAGCCGCATAGTTCTCAGCTAACGTTTGGCGAAGAGTGGCGATGGTCTGGGTGTTTTCGTGGGGCGTGCGAAGATCAAGCGCAATCATCAGACGCTTCCACGTCGAAGGAGCACGCTCCAGCCGCAGCAGCCTATCATTCGCCTTGAAAGCATCGGAGAAAGGAAGGCTCAGCGGCGCGATGACAGCGCAAGCGAGCGACCCCGCCATGATCCCCTCACATTGCTCAGGGTGCCGGTTGCGGGCTTCTTGCGCCACCCGCCCGAGGAAGCAGTAGCAGTAATCCTGCTCGCGGCCCGGTTCCGGGACATGATAAACAGCGTCCCCGGTTGCACGGTAACGGATGAAGTCACCAGTGGTGTGCTGCTCGGGGTTGGCTTCCAGCCAGTCGATGGCGTCAGAGCACAGGTGCCGTGCTTCCATCAGGTCGAAGTGGATTCCCTTACTCATTGATCTGCTCCGACCGGCTGGCGTTCGATCGAAATGATGTTGGGCTGCATCGACAGAAACGGGATGCGCCAGCCGACGGCCCGCACCGTGGTCTTGGTGCCTTGCTCGAAGCCCGCTTGGATCGTGCGGCTGTCAAACTTGCCGTAGAAGAGGTCATCGGAATTGGTGAACACCTCACCGCCCCGTCCGTAGACGAAGTTGCGGCACGTGGTGCCCTTGCCGTCTGCATCACATTCACGATCGACACGCTGGACGATAAAGGTGTATTCCTTCTCGGTGGACCAATAGGCCGTGAGATAGAACGGGTAGGCGAGGATCACCAAGGCAAGGAAGCCGAGGATGACGGTGGTTGGTGAACGCATTTGTGAGGTGTCTCCTGTTTGTGATTCGATGCTTCGCATGTCTGAGATGATGCTTCGCATGTCTGAGATGATGCTTCGCATGTCTGAGAGAGTGCTACGACATCACGTGGCGCTTGTCAATGGATAATTTATCCGGTGACAAGACGGAATTGCGGCTGGTTGGGGGTCTAAAAAGTTGGTAAAAAGTTCAGGAAAACATTTTTTATAGTTTTCAATGTGTTAGGTAAAAATGTAGGCTTTTTGTGGTTTTATTGAAGAATATTGTGCCGTATCATCACGTGACATTTTGTCCTGTGGGCTGTTGGATAATATGTCCAAGATGGCTTGAGGGCGCGTGATGCGTTGAGCGTGATGGCGGGGTGGATGGTGGTGTGTGATTAGTGATGGAGGATGAATTGTCCGGTGGGTGTTGGTGTTATTGAGGATGAATTGTCCGGTGATTGTTGGCTTGTGATGGTGATGGAGGATGAATTGTCCGGTGATTGTTGGCTTGTGATGGTGATGGAGGATCAGGAAAAGTAGGTTTTTACAAAGCGAGCCACCTTTTATGCACTGTGGTAAAAAAGTATCTCACTGATTTTACTAGATAATGTCAGTGATATGAGGGTAACGAGCGTTTAATGAAAATTATTTCTAAATTCGCTGGGTGAATCGGTATGTGATCTGCCACACGGTCGGACGGGCTCTCCAACGGTGTCAGATGGTTCGGTTCGCTTTCCTACTTTCTTTTTCTTAAATATAAATATAAAAGTATATATAACGTGCGGAACTAGCAGATAGAAGCGCGGAGTTCTGCGGTTCCCGAGGATCGATTATTTTTCGGTAGTTTCCCTACTTTTTCAAAATTCAATAAAATCAACAGCTTATCTGAAAAGCAGGTCAGGTGTGCTATTTCGGCTTGACTGTGGGGCAATTTTCGGTTGTCATAGGCACATCCAAACAGAAGGAGAGCCACATTGGCACATGGATATGCACTCATGGGAAAAGCCCAGCGGTTAGGGGCCTTCATCCCCTCATTGATCGGCGTTCTTGCCGAGCAAGACAACCCCGGACCACTTGATATGTATTTCGTCCGTTACGACATCGATGACCTTGCTGCTGGTATGGTCACCGCGATTTCAGCTACACGCTGGGTCAACTACGACAGCCTACCAGCCAACACACGGGACCCGATTCTTGAAGTGCGTGCTCTGTGTGAAACAGGGGACTTCTACATTCCGGCAAGCGAGCTTCTGGAGATCGCCGTTGAGATAGGCGATGTTAACCTTAAGCGGATGCTCACCCACCTCGGGCTGGGTGAGCTTGCGTGATTCCTACCGTTCAACTACCGCTGGCTGATCTCGTCATCGCCATGCAAGAAGCAGGGGTCATGCGTATCATGGCCGAAGAGCACCGCACGGAAGTGACCGTCGATTACGTGCCCGCGCGTTCCGCCGTGGCGATTCCGCGTGAGAAAGGCAATCCTGCTCCTTCCGCTTTCCCGATTCAACCAATCAAGCTCACCTTCCGGCTGGAGGACGCCATGTTTGGTGGGGACACCTACGCCGCGATCGTTTGCGGCAACCGGGTGGTCGTAGCACCTTTCTACTGGAGTGGATATGACAAGCTCAAGAACGTTACACTCGAACCCTCTTACACCCGCTGATCTACGCCGCCTGTTCTTTCGGGCAGGGATCATGCAGTCTTTCCGGAAAGGAAACGGAAATATGTTCCGGCTATCTGTCCGGCATATGCCCACACCGCTTGAAGTCGCGCAACAAGCTTTCGATCGTGACCCACCGGTTTACGACAAGTTCGACGAGGTGGAGTTTCGCTTCACCGGTCATTGGTTCTGTGGTGAACTTTTCGTCGCGGTGGGTGCCTACCATCCACGTCAAGATCGTTGTCTGATCATCGATCCTTTCCCCGTCCCCGGTGGGAAAAAGCATCTCATCCCACCGTTCCCTGAGGAGGAATAGTCAATGTTCTCTTTCCCGGTAACTGTTCCAATCCGTAAGCCAGAGGGAGTCTTCGCAATCGCTGTCATGGTGGCGATTGACGACATTGCAGTCGTAAAATCACTTGACAAAGTAAGTGAGTTTGGTGTATGTTCCACATTACCCGACGAGTTTATCCCATCGAGCGAGATCATTTTCGTGGACGGGCGTAAGCTCCCGGTGCTGGAAGCAGCATCCACCCTTCACAAATATCTCGACGCTTACATCACGCTCGATGAGTTTTTCACTCTGAGCACTCGCCTCGCCAAGGATCGCGAGCACCTTGATGATAACGTTGTGTATCTGAGCACGCGACGGCCATGCAATACATTGGAGGGATCGACCCCGGATTGAATGGGGCTCTAGCGGTCCTCGATTACCAATCTCACAGACTACACGTTTGGGACACCCCGACCTTCGTAGTGGAGGTCGGCGGAAAAAAGCGTAAGCGCTGTGACGAACTTGCTTTTGCCGAAGCTCTGGACACTTACCCCATTGAGCTATGCATGATCGAGAAAGTGCAGTCAACCCCTAACGATGGTCACGTCGGTGCCTTTACCTTTGGCAAGGTTACCGGTATCTCGATCGGCCTTTGCGTAGGCCTTGGAATTACGGTTGACGAAGTGACCCCGGCCAAATGGAAGATGGCCATGCAGGTTCCGAAGGACAAAGAGGCTGCCCGTTACCGCGCCTCAGGGTTCTTCCCCCAGTGCGCCGATATGTGGCGACGCCAGATGGACGACGGCCGAGCCGAGGCTGCTATTATCGCATTGTATGCATCCATCCTCAACGATGCCAAACCCACGCAAGCTTTCAAACCGGGCTTGCTGAACGGTGTTCCGTTCAAAGCCAAGAAGAAGAAATAACATGGGCCAGCAATACCTCAACAAGAAGCAGGAACTTTTCTGCAAGTTCATTGCGGGCGGAGCCAGCCAGATCGAATCCTACGAACTTGCTGGTTACGAGCCCAGTTCCTCTAACGCATCCAACCTCTACAACAAACCGATCATCAAGCAACGCATCGCCGAGCTTCGCGAACAAGAAGCACGACGGCAGGCTGAGTTCCAAATACTAGCCAAGCAGGCAGAGGACGCGGACCCTATATTGGCCGCTGACATCGCAAAAGGCATTGAGTGGTCCTTCCAGCGTCTCATGGATATGATGGCTGAGAATGTGCGCTTCGCTCAGATCGCCGGAGAATACAAGGCTGCCAATGATACGCTCAAGATGATGGGCGAGGCCATGGGCATGTTTGCCAAGGCAAGCGGCGAACCAGTGCAGCAAACCAACATGGCCTTCATCGGTCAGATCACTAACGCCCTTGAGAAGGCGAACAAGGCTGCATCACGTCGGGAGCTAGAGGATGAGGAGGAGGGACCGGGCAACCCTCTTTCACCCCGCAAGGACTAATCGATGATCAAAGAGACCGCACGCGAAAAGAAGGAGCGACTTCTACGCACCTTCCGTCAATTGGAAGCGCTCCACTTTCGCGTGGCTGATGCGGTCAAGCGTAACCAGCCGCTCACAGAGGCCGACTGGGACGCGTTGGTGTCACTTGCCCAGTCTAATGACCTGAACGTCCAGATGCGTGTCCTAGAGGAGGCTCTGGAGGTCACAGAAGAGGAATTGATCGAAGTCTGGGTGCCACTCGCCCGCAGAAGGTATCATGACTTCTACGAGTTCATGAACCGCGACGAGGGATACATCATGTCCCCTCACCAAAACCTGATCGGTGATCTCCTCATGGCGTCCGAAGCCAAGGAGACAATGCGTTTCATGTTGTCGATGCCTCCGGGCCACTGTAAGTCCACACATTCGTCGCATCACTTTCCAGCTTGGTATTTCGGCCGTAACCCGAAGCAGAAGTTCTTACAGGCCGGGCACTCGCAGGACTTTGTGGCAAAAGAGCTTGGCGCTCGCGTCCGAGGAATTATCGAGTCCGAAGACTACAAGCGAGTGTTTCCAGAAATTCGCCTTCGTCAAGACATGCGGGCCATGGACTACTGGGGCCTAACCAACATGAAGGGCAAGTATGTCGCCAAGGGGGCTGGACAGGGTATTTCAGGCTTCCGTGGCAACTACGGCATGGTGGACGATCCCTACAAGAGTCGAAAGGACGCTGAAAGCCCGACGATCCGCGAAACCGTATTCAAATGGTATGCCGACGACTTTAGCACGCGTCTGCTTCCGGGCTCACCTTTGGGCATCATTATGACCCGCTGGCACAGCGACGACATTTGTGGCCGTATTAGCGACCGTGAGGGCAAGGAAAAAGTCGAGGAACAAGAGGCACTTAAAGAAAAACTGGAACTTTCTGGAAAGCTACAAAACCTAAAAGAAAAACAAATAATTGAGTTACTTGAGGAAATGGGGCCTCAGTCAAAAAAATATCGTTTCGAAATCATCAATCTTCCCGCAATTTGTGAAGACGACGACGACATATTAGGTCGCACCATCGGTGAACCGCTTTGGCCAGAACTTTTTGACCTCGATGCATTGGAAAATCTCAGAAGTGATATGACTTCTGCGTCGTGGAACTCTTTGTATCAGGGAACCCCGATTGACATCGAAGGCGGTGCTGTCTCCAGCGAATGGTTCCAGCGCTATAGCAAGGCCCCCGCCAAGTCCGATGAGAGCACGGTTGGTCAGGTCAAGCGCATCACGGTTTCCGTGGATGCCGCCAACACGGTCAAGGAACGCTCCGACTACACCGTCATTCTGGCGTGGGCCGAGGATCACAACCGCAATCACTATCTGCTCGACGTGTCGCGTAAGCAGATGGAGTTCCCGGTTATGTCGGCCGAGATCGCTCGCATGTGCCGCCGCTGGCAGGCCGACGCGCTGCTGATCGAGATGAAGGGCAACGGCCTGTCCTACTACCAGTTGAAGAAGGACGGTGGCGCTCCGGCTCCGATGATTCCGATCGAGGTTTCCGGACACCAATCCAAGGAGTTCCGATTCGACCAAGTGACCCCGATGTTCGAGGCCGGTCAGGTCTATCTCCCCGAACGGGCAAGTTGGCTTCCGGATTACGAGAAGGAGATCGTTTCTTTCCCGCTCGGGAAGCACGATGACCAAGTTGACGCGACCAGTCAGTATCTCAAGTGGGCTCGTAAGCGTGGTCGTCGAGGAACCAAGAAGCTAGGTGGCACCGGCCACGCCCGGTAATTCTATCGAGCGGGCTCATTTTGGTGTGGACCCAGCCGCCACAGGTTAAAGCCTCGATTCTGCGGCGTTAACCATATTTGTTAACGCTAATGACGTGATTCTGCGGCGTTAACCATATTTGTTAAGGTTAATGACGTGATTCTGCGGCGTTAACCATATTTGTTAAGGTTAACAAAGCCTCGTTTTCCATTTGTTAACCTTAACAAAAGATTAATTTACTACTTGTTAAGGTTAACAGATCATGAAGAACAAGATTTGGATGCTCCACTGCCTACCAGCCAGCGAAGCCCACCCGGCGATCAACATCACCTTGCTTATCATGGAAACCGGTGGTTGGCTGGTCGAGGTTCATCGGCTCATATCCAAGGAAAGCGAACCGCAGGTCTTCGGCCCCTACAGCACAGACATCGAGGTAGCCGACAAGTGGTATGAACTCACCTGTTGCTACGATCCCTACAAATACGGCCTGACCTATTGGTGGTGCCCGTTCACTGGTGAGGGACCCTACGTCTTAGAAAAGGGCCGGGCAGGGACCCTGACGCTGCACTGAGGGACCCTGTGCGTAAGGTCAGGGACCCTAGCCCTCAGGTAAAGGGCCGGGTCTCCGAAAAACGCTGCGCACCCGCCCCTCTGCGATCGCCTCTTGTTTCTAAATCCCGGAAAACCTGTTTTCGAAATTAATAAATAGACCATTGATTTTCTTGAACTTTATATATAGTTCCCACAAAGGTATTTTTCCGAAATCAAGACCAAAAATTGCCCCCATCACCGCTGCTCAGCCACAAGTTTCCGGTGCCTCATAGATCGGTCAGATCGTATCGATTCGACTCTTTGATCGGTCAGTCCTGTGTCCGTGGACAACGGACAATTCCTACCCATCTTAAATTCGGAAACACCCGAAAGCGAAATTTACATTCGAAAGCCCGAAAAAGATACCTCGTAAAATCAGTATCTTATAGGGCTCTAAAAACTTTTCCGAAATTAACAGGCAATTTTGGCCGATTCTAAATATCGGAAAACCCGGCCTTTTCTGGCTCCACCACAACGCGTTGTAGGCTTGTCCGACCTGTTGTGCCATGCTCAGCACCTGAGCGTGCCGTGGATCGTTGAAAGCCTCAAAACGAGCCTCCGGATAAAACTCCAGACCTGCTGTGTTGAGGGTCTTACGACTCCATCTCATCACCCTTCACTCTTGGAGCCCTGATGGTAGGGCAGCCCGAGGCAGCCGTCGGATAGAGAGCCGATGGGGTCAGACCATTTTTCCAAATGTTATCGAGCAAGCTCATTTTGGCTGATTCTATCGAGCAAGCTCATTTTGGCTGATGCTATGGAGCGAGGCCATTTTGGCTGATTCTATCGAGCAAGCTCATTTTGGCTGATTCTATGGAGCAAGCTCATTTTGGTGGTGCGCGATTGAGCGGATCGTTTTTTCCTCATGGTTAACGAATCGGTAACCCTAGGTTACTGAACCGTTAACCTTACCGTCGCGCAAATTAACCCCATGTTAAGGTTAACAGATATGGTTAACGCCTTGTTAAGGTTAACATAGGGTAAATTAACCTCATGTTAAGGTTAACAGGATTCTCTCTCTCTCGTTAACCTTAACAAACATGGTTAACGCCGCGTTAAGGTTAACAAACCTTCGCGATCTGTTAATCTTAACGGCGGTTAAGGTTTGGTGAAATGAGAGCTTGACGAATCACAACGAATCAGGGTAGTTACGAATCACCGCAACGAAGCGGAAAAGGAGACAGACTAATGAGAACGATTTTTGAAATCCCCACCAAAGGCGACTCGATGACGCTGCCCGGTGGAATTGCGCTGCGGGTGCGTGAAGAGACCCGCGAATACGTGGTGCATACCTTCAACACCGACCGCGAGACCGGCAAGGCTCGGGCCTACTTCCAAGGCTCCTACTTCACCCATGATGGAGGCAACGCTGAGGCTGAGGCCTTCTCAAATGCCTTGCAGGAGTTCTCCCGCCGCGTGGACCGGGCCACTGGCTACGATCTGGGCGGGGCGGTCGATTTCGAAGCATTCTTCGGAAAGGAGGTGCAGGCATCCTAGACCTTATCGAGGGTGCGACCAAGATCGCCATCGCGCTCCTCCTCTTGCTACTGGCTGCGCCATTCTAGCGAGAGGAGGGGCGACCCTTCTTTTGTTAGGGGTTTGTTAAGGTTAACACCGGGTTACCAACCGGGCAAGAAAGGGAAAATAACGCTTGCCGAATCACTTCGACTGTGGCACTTACGAATCATCGAAACAAAGGAGACATTCGATGATCAAGATTAAGTCAAGCCTACCTCCCCGCCCCAAGGCCGGAGAAGTCCTTTCCTACCTCGGGTGGACGCTGCGTTACACCATCGGCGACGTGCTCGCTGCCCCTGTGAAGGTCGGCGACGTGGTGGAGACCAGCAAGGGCGACAGCTACCGCGTCCAAGGTGGCAACCCTCCCCACAATCCCTCTTCGTCGGGCTTCGTCTGGGTGGCTCAGGACGAGAATGGCACCCGCGAGTTCTACCCGCAGGTGATCGGGGCCAAGTGGGTCGAGGACGACGCCTAGGAGAAGGCGGGCTTCACGGCCCGCCTTTTCTTTTGGTAACTTGCTGTTAAGGTAAACAGGGGTTAAAGTTTGGTCTTTACCATTTATTAAGGTTAACAGCGGGTAAACAAGTTTGAAAATAGAGCTTGCCGAATCACTTGGATTGTGGCAGTTACAAATGGTAGTTATATACTTGACTCCCTAAATGGTATCGGGTAGTTATATACTTTCGGGGAGGCAAGGGGCCTACCACACAAGGAGATATAGAATGACCACCGCACTCAATAATCGCACCCTCGCTAGCATCGTTGCTGAGTTTTTTAGCGAAGACGAAACTAAGTCGGTCGTGTTCTGCGATGCCGGGGAAGCTGGCCGCGTCGTTGACTACGTTCCCGCCACGATGGCGAACCTTATCATGACCGACATCCCCGAAGGCGATGACCGCACCTCTGACGATGGTTTCGAGAGCTTTACGCAGAGCGAATGGCAGGAAGGTGAGAACGGTTATCGCTGGCAGGTTCGGTTCTGAGGCTGATCCATGAGCAAGTCCACCATCTCGACATTCGCGTTGTTCCAGATGTTCCCCGATCAGACCAGCGCGCGCCTTTACTTCGAAGATAGGTATTGACGAATCACTTGGACTCTGGCAGTTTCGAATCATCGGAAAACAAAGGAGACATTCGATGCAACAATTTATCGTTTTCTACAAGGCCGACCTTGTGGGCAAGGCTGCGCCAGCGCTCGGATCGGAGGGAGTCCTTATCGTTGATGGGCGCTTCGGCAAGGAGCGAGCCTATGCCGCCGCCCGCGAGCAAGCGCACAAGCTGCGTAAGGTGAGTCCTTCCTTGCTTGGCTTCCGCCTCTACAAGGGCGACCGCTTCACCAATGCCCGGCCTGCTGGCGACATCCATGCAATTCGTCCGGATACATCCAAGGCACTGGAAGCGGCTTGCCGTAAGGGGATCGTGGAATGGTAACGCTGCACCTAATCGAGAAGCTGCAACGCCTTATGCGTTATCACCGTCAGAACGTGTTCGGCCCCAACGGGGACGCGCATGACCGGGCACTTCTACGCCTCAAGAACACGAAGACGTTCAAGCGTATGTGCCAAGACAACCGCGACCGGGCACAGCTTCGACAAGAACGCCGCTTGGAGGGGATGGGCTACTAGCCCATTCTCTTTGTCCTTACCGCCGCGTTAACCTTAACGCAAAGTTACCAGCCGCGAAAATAGGTGTTGACGAATCACCCGAACTCTGGCAGTTTCGAATCATCGGAAACACAAGGAGACAGCCGATGCCGATCATGAATCCCCAAATCAGCCGTAACGGCTCCTCGCCTGCCCAAATGGTGCAGGACCGCCGCAAGGCTCTCACCGCGTTGAAAGACGCGATGGACGCCATGACCGCCCTGAATCCCCACGGGCGCGACTACGTGGGCAAGGATCACCAGTATTCGCTGGATCGCGCCCTGCACCGTGAACGCCAATTGATGCTGGTCAAGCTGCATGACGACATCATGAGCGAAGCCCTCGACATCCACGAAGCGGGCAACCACCTCTGAGAATCGGCGGGCTCCGGCCCGCCTTTTCTTTACCCGTTACCGCTTTGTTAAGGTTAACACCTGTTCACACAAAGTGAAAATAGGTGTTGACGAATCACCCGAACTCTGGCAGTTTCGAATCATCGGAAACAAAAGGAGACACCCGATGATTATCAACAAGAACTCACCCATCGGCGAAATCATCGCCAAGGCCCGTAAGCTGAACAACACCATCAACGACCTTCGCCAGTCGAAGAACAGCCGCAACTGGGCCATCACCGAACTGACCGCGCTCGAATCCGAGACCGGTTTAGACCTGCGCCGCTAGGGGGAGATAGACCTTGCCAAACACGAAAACTTTGCTTGTCGTGGGTAATCCGGCTGAGGGCTTCGATTATATCGGCCCTTGGGAAGAACGAGAAGACGCTATCCGCCACGCCGAGAAGTGTGGCTGGGACGACCCGTGGTGGATCGTGAGCATGACAACGCCCGAAGGAGCAAGAACATAGGAAAGGGGCGGCGCGATCCGCCCCTTTCTTTTACCCTTACCGCGCTGTTAACCTTAACGCGACGTTACCAGCCGCCAAAATAAATGAAAATAGATGTTGACGAATCACCCGAACTCTGGCAGTTTCGAATCATCGGAAAGCAAAAGGAGACAGACCGATGATTATTTGCCGTCATAAACGCCGCCGTCAGGAAAAGCGCCGCACTCGCATCGCTATCCTCTCGGCTCTCATCACCCAAGGAAAGGAGAATCGCCGTGGCGTTAATCCCACACTCTGCGCTTAGCAAGGACAAGACTTCGGGCAAGGGCGAGTTGCAACACCGCCATTTTGCCACGATTGCCGCGATCCTCGCTGAACTTGGCCCGAATCAAGGCGTGTTTGACAACCAGCGGCAAGGCATCTGTGAACACTTCGCAGACCACCTTGCAGACACCAACCCACGATTTGACCGCGCCCGCTTCCTTGTGGCCTGTGGGGCCAAGGAACTGGCGGACCTATAAAGAAAGGGGCGGAGCGATCCGCCCCTTTTCTTTGGCCTTAACTTCGTGTTAAGGTTAACATTGGGTAACACTTTGTGAAAATAAGTGTTGACGAATCACATAAACTTTGGCAGTAACGAATCAAGCCGAGGGGAAAGCACCTACTGACTGGCAGAGCAGCAGCAAGGCCCGGACCCTCGGCTAACTAAAGGCAACAGCAAGGAGACACACTATGCCGAAAGTTCTGATCGAATACACAAAGACGGAAGTCACACGCGAGCGGATATGGGTCGAGGCGGACAGCGTCGAAGAGGCGGTGACCGGGGTCGAGGAATACGAGTTCGACAATTCCGAAGCATATGAGGTTGATTCAATTCGCTGGGAAGTCAGCGACGTTGAAGCGGTCGAGGTGGAGGATGACGAATGAGCCACGCACTGGCAGGCTACGAGTTCGTGACCTTCGAGTGAGGAGGGCCGGGAGTAATCCCGGCCTTTTTCGAATCTTTACCGCCGTGTTAAGGTTAATAGGAGGTAAAAATTGTGAAAATAGGGCTTGACGAATCACTTGGACTTTAGCACAACCATAAACGGCAATCAAGCCAACAGGAGACAGACTAATGACGATCAACGCAGCCGACCTCACAACCACGGTCGAAAAGAGAAAATCAGGCTGGCAAGCCAAAACGGTGATTCGCCTCCCCGGTGTGATCGAAGACGCAAGCACCTTACTCTCATGCGATGAGCCGGGCGCTGCTCAGCTTGAAATTACCACCACCAAGCATGACAGCGGATTCGCGACCAGCGCCGGGGTCGATTACAAGACCGATTACGGCTTCCGGACGAAACTCAGCTTCATCAGCGGCGACTTTCATCGCACTGTCCGCTCACGTGGACCGGGCCGGGCCACCGAAAAGGCCGTGCGGGAATACCACCTCGAATCGCTCACCTACATCGAGCAAGTGCTGGCAGCCGTGGCTGAACACTACGGGGTAAACCCTCTCGCCGAACTGGAATCGGCCTAAGGAATTGGCGGGCTCCGGCCCGCCTTTTCTTTTCCCCTTAACGCCGCGTTAAGGTTAACAAACCCTACCGATTCTGTTAACCACGTTGAAAATAGTGCTTGACGAATCACTTTGACCATGGCACAAACGAATCATCGGAAACAAGGAGACAACCGATGGAACTGCAAGACTACTTCACCTGCCCCGACCGCCCAACCTTCCTGTCCTTCGGCAAGAAGATTAACTACGCCTTGACGCGCATCTGTGGCCTCGGCGTGCTCGACCTACCCGATCAGGACTATTCCAGCCTCCAC